CCCCGACGTGCAAGCCGCCCGTCAGACTTCCGGTTTTCAAATGAGGAATCAATCTCATCTGTAGACCGGCGTCCGATTGACGGGTATGGAAGGAAACAATCCTTCCGCACGTTGAAGCGGAACCTAACTGCCAATAGAACTGAACTAGGAACATAATCCGATTTTGGAACAGAAAGCAAAATGTTACAACGCTTTCCATTCCAAGGGACTGGTCCGAGTTCTGATCGACAAGTCAAGATACCATCGTTCTCGTGAGAGAAAAGTGGGATCCTATAACGAGTCGAACAGGTGCCTCTAACCCGTAAGATTGCGGGTTTCAAGGTGCTATCTGCAAAACCTGAGTCAGGAAACGGAGTACGCCGAATGGCCAGCCTCATAAGCTGGTTGTGAAGCGTCATACGTTCTGACTCGGTTTGTAGAAGCGTTCTAAGGTAGATAGGTGTGCACGGTAGTGAATCGAAGAAATGCTCACCGCACGACTCCCGAAAGGGGGACGCAAAGTGAGTCTTCTTCATGTTCATCGTGAACCCACAAAAGTCGAAAACCTCAGTTAATAGAGGAACGACCGTAGTGGGCACGATGATATCATCACCGTACACATCTGGGCGATATCCGTTCTCCATGTATTCACAACAAGCTATTGACAAGCTCCAAAATAGGAGAGTCTCTAGCTCAAAGGTGAAGCCATTTCCCATGCTGCTAAATTTAGCAAGCCGACGGGTTTCCCCGGAAGCCATGGTAATGACAGGAGAGCGAAGCTTATCTAAGACGAGATACCATTCTAACGGTAGCAAGTCACGGATAAGAGCTTCAGATATCGTATCAGACGCGGCGCTAAGATCGACCGTAGCAAGATCTTTCGAAAAAGCTACAGCTGCAGCTCGCTGGTTACGGGTTTGATCACGAAGATCAATCCCCACCCTTCGGAGTTTAGACCTGATAAACAGGCCCATGCCTCCTTGAAGAAAGGTGTTACCAGTAGGCTCGATCGCAATATTGCGATCGGTCTTAGCGTTCTTCGGCACAGTACTGTGACGGCATCCCGGAACGATACGGAATTCGCTCCTTAACAAGGATACCGGCCCTTCTGCGGGGATACCACGAGCATGCAACCAGTGAAGGTCGCAGCCCATGGCAGCCCGCATAAAAGGGACCGAAGATGCTGTAATGCTAATTTGCTCTTCACAGAGCTTATGAGCGAGGTTCACCTGACCCGTGAGGGAATAGGTGGCCCCTGGACCCCACTTACACAGTTCGAGCCAACCATGATGGTACTCGCCCAATACGTTTGCAATTTTTCGTTGTGCGATCGACATGATCGCACTGACGGCCCCGAGTGGGGGCGCAAGCGAAAGGCGAATATTAGTTAGGCGGCATGCCTCCTGGCTTCGTTAAAAGCGAGAAGGGCACGAGATTTCGTATCAAACCCCAGAGAAAACCCTGGAAACTTTGATAGGAATTCGACGACAAGGTAGTCGTCGCGAAATCTCGATGCTTCTGTGTAAGACTCTGGTGCGATGGCCATGTTAACCAATTGTTCATATTCTGAATATTGGAAACGCAACCAGGCACCCAGAGAGACCGGTGTATCAATATGCTTACAGAGGGCGTAGAAAACGTCCTCAACCAACTGAAAATTTGGTGTAGGCATGTTATTCTCCATGTTAAAGGAAGGAAGAAGGAGTGTTACGACCAGAAACGGCGGAACAACTCCTGGAGTTCTG